CCAATACTCGAATCCGTTCCAGTACCGGATGCCGAAGAACCTATTGTGGTACAAGAAGAACCAAAAATTGAAACGGTTACTGAAAAGATTAATGTCGAGCCAATCCCACAAAAACAACCAGAAATATTGTCTTATTGGAATAAATTAAGAAATGAAAGATCGCAAAGAAAAAAATAAAGTTAAAGGTTTTAAACAATTACAATGCAAATATTGTGAAGAAATTTCTCCTAGAGTTGATGAAAATGCAACTGCTGTTACATGTTGGAAATGCACAATGAAATTAGTTAATGGCGAAACTTTGGAATTACGCAAGTAATCTTCTATTATTTATATAAACTATGTTAGAAGCTGAAAAGATAAAATCCAATTGGGAAATGTATCGAGCAATTGTTAATGCAACATTTCCTACACGCAAAGATGCATTGAATAAAATGTATGATGATTTAGAAGACCGAATGGTGATGATGCCAGCATCTTCTGTAGCACATTTTCACAATGCATTTGCTGGAGGTTATGTAGATCATATACTTCGTGTTATTGATTGTACTAAAGCATTGTATGTTACGTGGAAATCGATGGGTGCTGATATGTCAGGTTATACTGAAGAAGAAATGATATTTGCTGCAATGCATCACGATTTAGGCAAAGTAGGATTTCCAGGCGAAGGCAATGAAGTATATCAAATTGAAACTTCAGATTGGCATCGCAAGAATCAAAACAAAATGTATCGTCATAATGAAAACATTCCGTTCACAATGGTACCAGATCTTTCTATTTGGTTGCTTCAAGAATATGGTGTTAAACTTTCTTGGAATGAATATCAAGCAATCAAAATACATGACGGAATGTATGACGATTCAAACAAACCATATTTTGTTGCAAGAAGCGCACAAGCCAAATTGAAAACCAATCTTCCAATATTACTTCATCACGGCGATCATATGGCAGCTCAAATTGAATATGAACGTTGGAGAAACCGAGACAAAGCGACTCCAAAACCAGTTGCGGAGAAAAGCAAAGTAACTAAAAGCAACGGACTTAAGAATTTAGCTGAAAATAATCCAGATGTTGAAAAGACATTAACAGATATTTTTAGTGCATTTAATCAAGATTAATCATGATAACATTAATAATTATTAGCAGTTTATTGCTAGGAACAAGCATCTTTTTTGCGTATCGTATGTGGTTTTTAGCCGGGGTATTAGCCGAAGCACAAGAATACATCGAAGAAAATCAAGCATATGAAGAAAATTTAGAAGTAACAAATCGTTACATGTATGCTAAGATTTTAGAATCATATCAAGTTATGCAGAAAATTGACCGATTAGGTGCATTTGAAAAAGATGATGAAGCCGGAACTACATTTCAATTATTAAATGAAGTAATTACACAACTTAAAGAAGAATTCGATGGCGAAGCGCAAGAAGAAAAGTAATGTTTATTTTACTAAGATTACGGAAATAGCAATATTAGCATACAATAAAACCGAAAAATCAATAACTCGAGAAAAAATATATCGTCGTTTCATTTATCCAGCATTCATGAAAATGGCAGAGAATTTGATTAATACCATTAAACCTACTTACATTGATTCTACATTTACGGATTTACAAACGGATCTAGTTACATTTTTAACGGAAAGACTTCCTAAGTTTAATCCAGAGGCAGGTAAAGCATATTCATATTACACAAGAACTTCATACAATTATTTAATAGGTGAAAATGAAAAAGCTTACAAGAAGCTTAAAGCAGCTACGCAAGAATTAGATATTGATGAACAACGCAATGTGCTTACGGAAATGCATAACGAAGAAATGCGCGAAGTTTTAGAATATTTTATGGACGGTTATGTAGATTATTGTTACAACAATTTGAATTTTATATTTACAAATCCAACAGACATACACGTAGCTGATTCTATACTTCATATTTTTGAAAATCGAGAACACATCGAAGACTTCAACAAAAAACGTTTATACATATTAATTAGAGAACGTACTGGATTAGATGCATCACAAACAAATTCAGTAACTCGAGTGGTTAAAATACTAAAACAACTTTATGAAGACAACTTCAAAGAGTATGAACAACAAAACTTCGTAAAATTGCCTTTTTGATATTTATTTATAAAGGATTTACGATATGGACAAGAATGATGAATTATTCAAAGGTACCAGCTTTGCAGATTTAATGTCCGATGTTTATCACAATTCCAAAAAGAAAGATAGACAAATCAATCAATTGATTGCTCAGTTACAACCACTTATCCGTAATGCATCGGATGCTACTATCATTGTACCCCTTATCAAAGAATATTTGGATGTAGCTGTTAAAAATGATGATCATTTAGTCAAATTAACAGCTATTGTCCAAAGATATATTTCTACCAAACAAACTATATCTGGTGCCGATGGATTATTAAGTGATGAAGAAAAACAACAATTACTTAAAGTTGCCGAAGCTACGATGAATAGCGAATTGGAAGATGAAATAGACAGAATACAAGAAGAAGACGTCGTTTTACAACAAAAAATTGCAGATGCAAAATCTAAATTGTCGAAGGATGTAAATGGAACAACGTAACATTCAGTTTGATGTAGCAGAAGTATTAGAATATGATTATACGTATCAATACATAGATCCATCTCAGCCGGATGGCAATGTTAACAAACTGTTTGCATTACGTGTTAAAGCATGTAATAATTATTTCAACGATAAACCATTTTTAGCTAGACCAGCTAACATGAACATGAAACAAATTCCATTGGTTGGCGAATTTGTTTTAATCTACAAAACATTCAATCAAGATTCTACTCCAACTAAAAGAAGAGAATCATGGTTTTATTTATCTGCAGTCGATGTACAGTCATCAATGAATGCTAATTTATTACCTGGTATATCTGACAGAACTGCAAATGAAATTTCTTTGCAAATAAAACCAGGTAAAACATTTCAATTTAAATCTGTTTCTCCGTTACAACCATATGAAGGCGATTTTATATTAGAAGGTCGTACGGGTAATAGCATACGCTTTTCTAATACTATTAGGCCTGGGGGTGCATATAGTATTCCTGCGTCATGGCGCGGAGAAACTTCGGAAGATCATTTAACTACACAACCCATTATCATTTTATCAAATGGACGTAAAAATCAACCTAACCGAAAATTCGTAACAGAAAACATTCAACAAGATGATTCATCTTTATATTTAACTAGCACACAAACATTACCAGATTTTCGATTAAACAATACAATCCGGCAGTCTAAACATGGTGAAACTACATTTTCTAGATCACAATTTATAGGGGTAGCTGAACGAATTACACTTAAAGCTAAAACAGATGTAGTAGTATTAGATTCTCAACAAGCTGTGGAATTAAATGCACCTGTTATATCTATAGGCATTAAAAAAGAAAAAGAACCAGGATTGCATAGTACTGCGGTAGAAAACTTATTTAATCTATTTTTACAAGTAATGTCAACTTCTTTGCGTGATAGTAACGGAGCTCCAATAATTATTTCGGATGCTACATTTTTTAGTAAGTATCAAACGGAATTAAATAAATTAAAAAATAATAATATTCAACAGGATACGTATTAACAATGGCATCATTATTTCCATATAATCAAATTTCGCAAATACCGGCACGTATACTAGATTCCGTTCAACCATTAATAAATGAAAAAACGGAAGAATTAAACAAACTAACAACGGATTTGCAAAATTCATTGTTATCTATATCCCCAAACGCTAATTGTGATGATGCTGATATTTTACAATTAAAAAATGCGTTACGAAATTTAGAAACTGTTATTGATCAAATTCAATCAATATTTCAATTCGTACCTATCATAAGCGGCGCGTTCAGATTTTTAATTAACTTTGCAACTACCTCAGCTAATGCACAACTTTTAATACCAATGACACCGGGAGTGCCAAATGGACCATTAGTACAATTTTTAAACACATTTTTAGATATAATAACGATATCTAGTGCATGTATAAATGTATTAACTAGCAGCATTGAAATAGTAGTTGGATTTATAGAAAAAACATTAGATGTAATAGCACAAACAGATTACGTAATTTCAAATACTTGCGGTAATGGAATAGCAACTAGTTCTCCAGATACCACACTTTTATCAGAAAACATTACATTGGTAAGATTAGAACAAGTATATCCGAGCGATTTTTATAAAAAAGTTAATGTATCTGATGAAGATTTGCAACAAAGATTTGACGTTATACAAGATTTAATCGTTAATCAAATTGATGTTGTTGCCAATTTAAATGAAGCCCCATCTAGAGTTTTATATGGATCAGGTATTCCTACTGCTAATATTGGTCAAATCGGAGATTATTACATAGATACTACGGATCAAACTGTATACGGTCCGAAAACAGATTCTTCTAGTTGGTTATAAACCATATTTTACGCAATTTGATATTTATAATAAATAATATACATATGGATTCAAAAACATTGATAAAAGCACTAAAAATTGCCGTGCGTGAAGTTATTAAAGAAGAATTAACCGAAATTCTTCGCGAAGGGTTACAATCTACAATTAATGAAATGAAACAACCAAAGCAACAAGTTAAAGTAGATCCAAATAAAATAATACGCACTGAGCCTAGAATGGTTAATGAAGCTGCAAGAAAACCTAAAGTGCAATTTTCTGAAAATAAATGGGCTTCAGTTTTAAATGAAACAGATGCATTAACAGAACAAGGACCAATGGCTATGAATAGCTTTAAAGAGTTAATGGCAGAAGGTATGGATGAAATTCGCATGACATCGAAAGATGCTATGAATTTCGGAGCGATGCGCCAAAACATGAAAGAAGCAATGGGCGTGACCCCATCAGCACCAAAAGTAATGGAAGATCCAGAAACTGGAAAGGTATATGAAGTTGATCCGGTTGTACAACAAGCTATGACGCGAGATTATTCTGCGTTAATGAAAGCAATAAATAAAAAGAAAACTAATTAATGGCATTTGTTTATGAAAATATAGCTCAAGTTGTTGATTCTGTCAACGAAATTGTATTAGGAGTAAAATTCACTAATGCAGATTCTATTTTCAAACCTATATATTCGGTACGAGAACAAGCCAAAGAAAATTTAAAAACATTGTTGTTTACTAGAATTGGCGAACGATATATGCAACCATCGTATGGTACAAGCTTGTTAAATTTGTTATTCGAACCAAATACCATACAAATTAAAGAAGATGTTTCGGAACTACTAGTAGATCCAATTAACACGTGGTTGCCATACATTTCTATAGAAAATATCAATGTAGTAACCGCAGAAGAAGATCCAACACTTCCGCATCTTCTTTCAATTACGATAACATATAATATTGAAAATTTTAGTACTGACAGTATAGTTGTATATGCAAATAACGACAATACAATATCGATAGTGTAAGCA